TCTTCCGATCTGGTCCATCCGGACCCCGCATGATTCTCATCATTTGAGAATCATTTTCCCTCAACGAGGAGCTTACCTGTGGTAGGGAGATTGAGATCGAGCCTCGAAATCCGGACTTCCGGAAATCGGTGGTTTAATAACAATCCTGGCGGAGCCACTGGTGCTGGGCAGGTCACTACTGGTTTTCATACCTGTAGTGATACTACCGGCCCCGGTGACTGTGGACCACTGGACATCAGTTCAGTATCCACATCCGGCGGTGTTATCAACAGATTTAATACAGGAGCATTTTCGTCACAGTTTCGTGACTACTTATGTGACTGGCTTAGATCTACTGGTAACGGTCCCCACCTAGGCGTTTCTGGTGAGCCCAACGACATAACCCTTTCAAATGAAGGGGCTGCGCGTACTAACCCGAGTCGTCCATATGTGGACGTCCCGGCTAATGTCCTCGACATCGGCACTGCTCCAACTACGCTCGCAAATAATATACGCGACCTTAGGAGGAGAGGTGTTCCTCGACGGGCCCCCCCCAGACCTTCGAAGCGTGAGCTTCTTAGGGGTGGTGGGGAAGCCTGGTTGACCTATCAATTCATGATTAGGCCAATTGTCGGTGACATTGTGAAACTTATGTCCGCTAGTCAACAAGTACACAATCGTGTACAAGAGATTAACAGACTGTTTCATGGTACTGGGCTCAGGAGAACTGTATCTATATACTCCGGTTCGACAGCACAGAAGTCAAATATTACTGTGCAGAGTGTCGGTACGCTCATTTCAAGAACGTTCGACATTGTCACTACCGTAGATTCTTGGGTCCATTGTAGATGGAAGCCCGAGACTGAGTGTGGCCTTAGGCCTCCACCCAGACAGATACAGGCGTGGGCTGGTCGCTCTGTGTATGGGATTACCATAGACTTATCAACTCTATGGGAACTCACACCTTGGAGCTGGCTAGCGGACTGGTTCGGTGATGTCGGGACTTATTTGAAAGCCTCGAGGAACATCGTTCCAGCTCGTCTTACAGACGTTGCCTGTATGACCCACCGCCGTACGTTGTACTCTTGTGATAGTTTCGCTAGTAGCGATACTACCATGTCCTCTATTCGTAAGATTAGAGAACAAAAGAGTAGACGTATCGGTTTTCTTTCTCCTCTCAATGCTCATTTTAACTTCCTTAACGGAAGTCAAATGGGTATATTGGCCGCGGTCGGTGCGACGCGGTCGTGAGACCGTATTGCACCTAAACGCGAGCCAATAGGAGTTAGACATGGCATTCGCAGATCCAGCAGTCGTCACCATCAACGCAGTTGCGAAGAATCTCGTCCGAATTAACCAAGATGGGTACGGAAGTACCTATCGGCTTCGTTCGGCACTTGATGACATCACTCTGCTCGTCAAGAACACTTCCTACTTCAGTAAGAAGTTGGGTCAGAATATTGATCGACACTCTGTCGACATTACTCAGACTGTGTTCCCGACAAGTACGCTGCCGAGTTACACCCGGCATTGCTACATTGTAATCGAGAACCAACAGGGTGATACCCTGACGGATCCCGTCAATGTTGCAAGTGGAATTCTGTCGTATCTTACGGCGGGTTCCAACGCGAACTTGAACAAATTGATGAACTCTGAGTCGTGATCTTATAATAAGAACAACAACTAGAGCTCGACTGAGGGGACACTGCGAGGACTTGCGGTTTCGAATAATCACTTCCGAAAGGAACGATTATGAAAAGTCGTCAAGTCAGTGTCTTACTCCACGTCTTTGAGGCGCTTCTTAAAGATGCGTCTCAAGCATACCCGGAGTTGAAGGAAAGTTTTCTCAAAGATTATGAGAGAATCGCCCTTTACTCACAAATACGTGGTCTAACAGTTTTCACGTTAGACCTACCGAATCTAGACTCTCTATTACTTAGAGGCCTGGATACGGGCCGCCTCTGCCTTGAGGGACCGCTATGTCATGCGGTATCAAAGGGGACCAGAGTGCCGAGATTATTCTCGGGGCTCTGGTTGCGGGTATTTGAGAAAGACTCCAGTTTAAAGCTGGACTCCGACGTAACTGCAGTTGCTCTTCTCAGGCAATTAACATGTCTGGGTAAGTCACTGCGCGTGGAGTGCTCTCAAGATCGCGTTTTAGCGACCCTGGAGAACTTCCATGACGTTGAAGGAACGCTTCGTGAACCTACTTTGCAGTGGGATCTCGATTCGCTCGGTCTCTGTGGGAAGCTTCACATCAGCCTTGCTGATTGTGTTGGCTTACCTTTCGCTCACCGGATGCCAATCTCTGGCCAGTTGTCGATTTATACTGGACTCACAGACGGGCACACTAGTGTGCGAGACAGAGACCTCCTCCAACAATGTCAGCGAGTAGCTGATATTGTTGTAGAGTCCCTAGGTTACTTTGACCCGCTTAGCTTCTCAGCTAAGCTGGAAAAGGATGGCCTTGGGATTGGCTTTAAACATGGACCTGGTGCTGTAGCGGACCGGCTTAAGAATCACGAGAAATCGAGGTTCCCAAACTGGCCGCACAAGCTCCAGCAAACCTTTCCCTTTGGTGATTGTGCTTTTATGCCCAATGACCCTAGGGATTTGCCAATCAATCATGAATTGGCAAGTAGGCTGATCTGTGTGCCGAAGAGTGCAAAAGCTCCTCGTCTCATAGCCGCGGAACCTGTACAGCACCAATGGTGCCAACAGCTTACGTGGAGATGGCTAGAGAGTCGACTTAAGTCCCTTTTTAAGGGTTCTTTTGTCAACTTTCGTCGCCAAGATCTCTCAGCCGAGATGGTTGCTGAAGCATCCTTGAATCGGAAGTTGGCAACGGTAGATTTATCCGATGCTAGCGACCGACTTTCTTGCTGGACCGTGGAACGTATATTTCGGAGGAATTACTCCGTTCTACGCGCTCTGCACGCCGCAAGAACTAGGTACCTGCGTAGTGACGAATCACTACCAGGAAGTAGCTTCTTTATAAAACTAAAGAAGTTTGCCTCGCAAGGTACAGCGACGACGTTTCCAGTGCAGACCATTGTATTTCTCGTCATAGCTATAGCTTCTGCTATTGGCGATGATGAGGTTACGATGGAAAGCATCATGAAACTTCGTAACCATGTCCGTGTGTATGGCGATGATATTATATTGCCATCACACGGGTATGCGCGACTGCTCCGCATTATGGACTTGCTTCAGTTAAAAGTCAATGTGGCTAAAAGCTACAGAGACGGATACTTTCGCGAGTCCTGCGGCTCCAATGCGTACCGGGGTTACGATGTAACCCCCGTTAAAGCGAAGGAGATAGTCGCAGACGGCCCGACCTCGTGTCAGGCTGTGATAGACACGTCAAATAACCTTTTTTGTAAAGGATACTGGCATGCTTCACAATACCTTATTTCCACTCTTCCTCCGCGTATACAACGTGGACTTAGAATTGTGGGAAGAAACGAGGTTGGGTACTCCGGTCTCGTCTCTTTCTCTGGAAGCGATGAATCTCATCTTGTTAAAAGATGGAATTCCCGCCTACATAGTACGAGGGAAGGATTTGGAGAATATCTCCAAAACCTCAATTCGAGACCAGGGGAGAGTTCGTCTCGCTTCTTGACTTTTTGTCAAGGCCACACAATCCGAGCATTGCTAGGACTGTGTCGGTATACGGACGAGCTCGGAAGATCACTAGTGATCTTCTATGGGAGCCCCTTAACATGGGCGCTCACGGTAATATTAGCTTGCCGTCAGATCGAGTGGTTCACGTGTCTTCAACCTTTCAAGGAAGAAGAATACGCAGAGGTAGACGGAAAACCCGTCTATCGCTACGTTCTACCGCATGAAGCGGTAGTTCACGAGTTCAACTTGATGAATGACGGAGAGCTTAATATATCCGATATTGAGCTCCATGAAGCCTCCACCTATTTTATATAGGAGATTGACATGCGTACCCATACTTCTGAAATCAAAAAGATGACTACGGAAGATATCCAATTCTACCTCCTCCAGCACAAGAATTCTCTTGTGTTTGAGGAAACGAATCTGATGTCTACACGTTGGACATCCAATATGATTCGGATTATGGAGCGCGAACTGTCAGTTCGGCTTCATTAAGTTAAGGGTGGTAGGAGTTTCATCATACCTTTGAAATAGGTATGAACTCCTCATGGG